ATGTCATAAACGTGCCAATATCCGTCATCCTGTCGGCCCGGCGGAACTGTGCCGCAGTTTCCTGTGTACCATAGCGGGGTAACTCGAATTGTGTTTTGCGTGACTTTATAGCCGTCAGGGCAGAGAACATCAGCGATGACAAACCACATTGTATGGCCGCCGCCGGAACCGCCTTCTCGTTGCTGCCAACGCCCTCGCACCTGAGCGGGATTCATCATTCGACGCATAACCTCACGAGCAATCTTTTTGTATTGCTCTGCGCCTTTTGCGTCGAATCCAACTACAGGATCTGACATTTGATCACTTCTCGTAGACGATGATGCGAACGTTGCAAGATGCCGTGTTGGCCTTCAGGTATAATGTTGCTCCGGGCTCAATAGTAAACGTTGCCGGAGTCCCTGCACCGTACAGCCGCATGCCATAAACGGTGGTGGCAAAGCCGACCTGCACATAATTGACCGAGTCAAGGTTATAGACGACGCACAACCCCTCTGTTCCGATATCTCCAAATGCTGGGCCAGCGGTCTCTTCCGATGTGCCCACGCTCAGCGTTACATCGTAAACCAATGCCCCTGTCATCGTCATCAAGATTTGAGGCGGCGTAAACTCATGCTTTAGAGCACCTTTGAGTAGCCGAACGGACTGGTTTACTTTAATTTCATCAGCCATGTTTTTAGCTCAGTGGCAAAGAGGAGAACGCCTTGGTTTCGTACACAGTAAACGAACCATATACGGCCGTGGCTGGTGTAGGATTTGAAAGCACAGCCCCCGATCCATTCAGCGGAACTGGTGCTGCTGGAAGCTCATCATCACCGTCGTTCCTGATGTTCGAGATTACACCAGCGATGTTTTCTCGAAAGCCCGCATCCAGCGGTTCCAGCAACCAGCCATTTTTCTGAAGATGGATTGAAAACACCACAGTGCGAAACGCTATTCCGTTGCGTGTCTGTACCTCGCTGACCGTCACGGCCTGCATCTTTGCTTTGCCTGCGGCGATTGAAACACCATCTACCGTGAATGTGTCTGAGTTCACCGCGTCCTGATATGTCAAAATCCATGTTGGCACTGTTGTCAGATTCTTCGTCACCGTCACGACTCGCCGTGAATCGTCCATCATGTATGGAGGATCAAACGGATCTCCAGCACTATTGACAATCGCGTTGCCGGTCTGGTCTACGATTGCCGGTCGCTGGAACTGCTCTGAATTCCATGTGATAAATACAGGGTCGGATGTTGGCGTTTCTGACAGCTCGCGTTCACTTGAGTATTCCGCCGTGACCGTCCAGCCTTTCCAGTCTTCGGTATTCTCCACACTCAGCGTCGTACACCATGCCCCAGAATCTTCTGGATGCGTCGCGCCGATTGCCGGAAGGTTTGTGTCGCTACCAACCGCATACGGTCCATCTGATCGCGATGTGGTTTCGAGCCGGAATTGTCGCGAGTAACTTCGCATTCCTTTGCTGTTGGTTGCCTTGCGACCGCTTCCAATTTCTTCTTTGAAAATTACGCTCATGGATTCACCGCCCCCATCGCCAAGATCATTTGCGGCTTATTTGTTTTGATGGCTTTAACGACGGCTGCCGCACCTTTTTCTGTGGCCTTAACAACGGGATCTTTCCCGCGATTCAACATAGCCGCAAAGATCGTGGAAAATGCCTCCTGAGATCCTTTCTGCATTGCTCCGGCAAGCCGTGGCTCTTCTTGCTTTTGCTTGTTCTTTTCCCAGTCAGGCGAGCCGAACCAGTTCTCGAACATTCCGCCCAGGGCTCCCGCTTGAATCTTTGCACGGTCTGCGATTCCCTGAGCACCCATTTTTGCACCGGCGAACTTGCCCTGCAGTTTTTCGAATAAACTTGTGGCCGCTTCTGCTGTCGTCCTCGGAACTTCGCGATCCATCCACTTCCGGTTAAACCCCGGATTCGCTGCGCCTGGTTTCGTCATGTCATTTTGGGCACCAGCATTTGCCAGTTTGCCCATAAGGGCATTGAGTCGCCCCTGTGCGTCTGCCAAGTTCTGCGGCTTGCCCTCCGGCCTGAGATCGTTGATATTCACCCCAGCGAACGGGTTTAGCAATGCAGACCAGTCAATCTCACTCACCTGATCGATCATGCTGTTCAGCATGTCTGACCAGTGAAGCTTGATTGTTTCCATGCCAACATCGAATGAGGCTACGATCACATCACCAAGGAACTTCCAGCGTGCGTCTCCGAGAGCATTGAACGCGGCTAAAATCTTATTCGCTTCGCTGACGATTTCGGTTAGTTTTGGCAGCACCATCTCGCCTAAATCTCTCCCGATCGTTTTGAAATTGTCCATGAGTGTGGATGTTTGCCCTTCAAACGTCTTGCTCATGTCCTGCATCATGCCCGCGAACGCACCGCCCTCCGATGTCATCGCCTTTAACGCACGCTCAAGATGCCCAAAGTTGACCTGCCCTTTTTCGACAGCGTCACGAACATTGCCAAACTCTTTAGCCAGTTCAGCAGTAACATTTATTCCCCGTCCCTGCAATTGGTTTATGTCCTCCATAAACAGCCGCCCCTGAATTCGGGCTTTGCCATACAGCTCGGCAAGTTCCGTAAGTGGAATACCCATGCCTGCCGACAAGTCACCCAGCGTCTGCAGTTCACTGATGACAGTTCCAGCATTTCCGCCAAACGCAATCAGCTGTTTCGCGGCTTCAGTAATCTCCATCGATTCGAACGGTGTATCCGCTGCAAACTTATTGATGTCCGCCATGACAGCCGTGGCAGACTCCGCTGAACCTGTCAGCACTTTGAACTGGACGGCCGCCGTTTCCGCCGTTGCGGCGAGATTCACCGTTTCTTTCGCAAGGCCGAAAATGCCTGTGACTGCACTTTTGCCGATGTCATACAGCGCCAGCCCGGAAACGATCTTGCCAACGTCCGCGACGAAAGAGCGTGCCTCGCCTCGTGCGTTTTGCAAACCGCTTTGAAACTTGCGACCGTCGATTCCCAGCCGTGTTACGAGATCGCCAGCAATGACAGCCATCAGGTTTTCCTTGCTCCTATCGCCTCCAATGCCGCAATCGCAACATCATCATCGACAGGCTTGTCCTTTTTGCTTTCGATCCACCACGCAAACGCTGCTGGGCTCACGTTTTCCTGCCCAAGAAATCCCGCAATCATCATTGCCAGCCGAGTCATGATTTCGTTCGTTCCGCGACTTCCGATCGGCTCGATTAAATCCTTTGCACACCACTCGTCGAACTGAGCGTGCGTCATTCGATCCATCATTCCATCAACGTCTGTTGTGTGCTCGACAAATTCAGCCAGCCGAAGTGCCGTTAGCCTTCGATGGCTTCTTCTGAGTTTTTTGTGAGGGCCTCCAAATCCTGTCCGGTGAATCCGGATAGATCCAAAGCAACGTTGACAAGTCGTTCGACAACATCCCCTCGACGCTGCCCGAGTGTTGCGATCTGGTCAAAGGTAAATAGTTTCACGCCGTCATCATTCCGGCAGCATTCAACTAGGATTCGCTCCCGGATCTCTGTCTTTTGCTTTGCTCGTTGCGCCTTCGACAACCGAGCCTGACGATCATCGAATTCCGTCCGCTCGCGAGGTGTCATTCCCCAAACCGGGATGACTTTACCCTCTCCGAGTTCCGGAACAGGAACGTCAATTTTTTGGCGTTCCAGTGCTGGTGATGTTAGAAACTCTTCTGCCGAAACTACCGACCGCGTCACTCGTCATCCTCCTCGTTTTCGTTTTCGTCTTCCTCTTCCTTATCTTCAGCCATTCCTTTGCCGCTTAACAGCCGGTCCATTGCTGCCTTGGCTGCCATGATTTGTGCCTCTGATCGATTGCACGCATTGCGACATTCCTCATCGGCTGGCGTGGCTAATCCATTAAGCACCAACGACACGCAATCAGCCAGTGAAAACTCATCGCGACAAATAATGGTTCCCGCCTTAATTACCTTTTTGCCGACCGCGGTTTCGCTGACGTATTTCGGAAAACAGTTTACGTCAGCGTCAATATCTCTGTTCGTTAAGCACTTCACGTCAACACCTCATTAAGTAGGGAGGACGGGGCAGCCATCGTGCTTAAGCGTAACGGATGCCGCCAATCCGGATGAAGCCTCTCCAGTGATCGAAAATCCTACGCCGGCGGCAACCATCGTCATTTCTGTGGATGCGGTATTGGCAAAAATGATTTTCCAGTTGGTCTTGTTTGCCGTGCCGTTGGTATTCAAGCAAGCCGATGTCACTAAGTCGTGAATATTCTGGTGTCCCGCCAAAGCAGGATCGTGAAGCAGTTCAAAGGTAGTTGATCCGCCTTCCACGTAGCCTGTTGGGTCGTATTCGACTCCGGCCGTTCCATCCAGTGTCCGGCTGTCGTAGGTTTCTGTTTCGAGACCATCGACGCCAAATGATCGCACCTGCGCGACTGGCGTGTATGTCGTACCAGACCCCAACGATAACACAGTTCCTTTTACTTTTAACTTCGCCATTTCTCAGGCCCCTTCAAGTGTTGTAATGGACCGTCAGATCCAGAGTGACCACGAACACACCAACATCTGAGCCATCTTGAGGAGGCTCATAATCGTCTGATTCATCATTCATTAAAACGGCCCCGATTGTGAAGCTGCCCGCTGTTCCGCTGTAGTCGTCGATGAATACTCTAACAGCGTTTGCTAAGCTCTCGGCCTGTACGGATGACTTGGCTTTGCAATCAATATCAAAGTCGATAAATCGCAATTGGCCACTGGCTCCATCCAACGTTGCGTTTTCTTCGCTGCCCATTTGCGTGATGATTACATGAGGAAAGATTGCATTCTGCGGGGCGCGATTGACATACACTCGGCTGCTGCAAATTGCAGACACCGTCGCTTCGCCCGTCAGAAGTGAAACCAATCCGCTTTTCATAATCGTTTCTTTGCGAGTCGTGCCGCTTCTTTTTCAATGCCTGTTTCGATGTTGGTTTTTAAAATCGCTGCGATTTCGCCTTTTGCCGCTCCGACGACTTCACTGACTCCGACAGCATGCTTCGGCATTCGCCCAGTTCTTTTGCCTGCCTTTGTTCGTCGCTCGCCAGTCCCAACGAACCACCAGTGAACGTTCCTTGCTCCGATACCAACGCCTTTTTTGCCCGATCGCTCTTTAGGGTTCGTCTCTCGTTTTCTACTGACGCCTGCTCCGACTTTATTACCGGCTAATCCGCCGTTGTATTTCGTTTTGATCGACCGCGACTTGATTGACTTCCTGATGTCCTTGTAGCGACTTGGAATGGTCGCCTTGACCTTCTTTACGGCCAACCGCCCGGCCTTTCCGAGTGCCGGTCTCGCGATTCTGTTTGCCATTCCTTTCGACAATTCGCGAAACACTCTGTCCAAATCCTCAAAACCCGACACTGCCGACATCACACCGCTCGCTTTGTCTGAATCTCGATTTCCATGTGATTCAAATCAATGTCGATCACACTCAGAATCTCGTATGTGTTGCCCTCGTGAATCAGCCGCATGGCAGGTAATGCGTCAGCTAATTCCGGCGTCCAGTCCGCTTTCCAAACATGCGACACATCTGCATTTGTTTGCTGCACCTTCCAGAACTCCCGGCCGCCTTTACTGACTACCCAACACCAGGCTGAACAGTGCTGCCCCCAGTTTGCATTTGTTGTCTGATCAATCTGGCCGTGAGCGTCCGCGGTTTGCCCGATCAGTTTTTCAATGCGAACGAGTTTGTCGCGTGTTTGGCAGTCGTGTTTCATGCCCAGACCTTATGAAACGCCGTCCATTGCAGTTCAGACACCAACGCCTTGTAGCGTGCATTCGATCCTTCGCAGCCATCGCGATGCGTTCGGCAATACTCCACGATTGCCAGTCTCGCTGCCGGAGGAACACTGGCTGCCGTTGCACCGTATCCCGCCTGCATGGTGATGACGACTTTGTTTGGCCGCTCCTCCTGTGTGATGGGCCAGCTCTGTGATTCCTTCAACACGATTCGCGGAGGCACGCTTGTCAGGTCGGTGTAATACTTTGCCGAATCGAACGTCGTCAGCGTGTCGTCTTGATCATAATACTTGATGTGCGCGATGGACTGAATCGGAGCCATCCGGATTTCAATGTCGCCATAGGTGCCAGGAAAGTCCTGAATGTGCATTTCCACCGTCTGCGTGATCAGCCGTCGATAACATTCACTTTCAATTGTTGTTCGTGCGGACTTCAGCAGGTCTTGCAGTTCCGTGTCGAAGTGGCACGTTGTGATGCGAAGACGTGTTTTCAGTTCGTCGAGCGTGAGGGGCTCGATGGTCGGCCCCGTGGTCGTTTTGAAGGTTGGGCTTGGGTGCATTTCGAGTCCTCGTTCTCAAATTCGTTTGACCATCGAGCAATCCCGCGTCTGACCAGTTCTGCCGCTGGCCCCCGTCCGATCACCGTGTTTACGAAGCCGACTGGCAGCCCGTTCCACGGTTTAAGTAAGACAATCACAGCCCGTTTTCCTTTCGCCATTCATGCACGTAGATGTGCTTGGGTTGCAAGTCTGAATCGAACATCGCAACTGTTTCTTCTAGATGCCCGATCGACACTGAAGGAGCCACGTAAATCGTCTTGCCGGCCAGTCGCCACTGATGCCAGAACCAAATATCATCATCGAGCTTGTTATCTGACCAGTTGCCGCTTTCATCATGCTGCGACCAGAACCATGGCTTCTTCACATCACGCAATGAATTGACGCGAATGAGCGTGAGGCCAAAATGAGCCGTTGTCGCCTTGATCGGCCGGCCGTCGACTTGTACGTGTTCATCCTGCACGCCGGTGCCAGTCGTCATCAGCGGATACTTTCCGCCGCGTCGACACTGCAAAGCTGCCAAAGCGTCGATCTGTGGATTCGCCGCAAACAGCGCGAACAAATCGGAAATATGCTTTTGATTAAAAAGGCTGTCTGAATCCAGTGACAGAATCCAGTCGATGTTTTTGTCGACAGCGTCTTGAAACATGCGTTGCATACACTGGCCCCAGAACACGCCTTGCGTTGTCGTGAGGTCAATCTTATGTGGCTTCAAAGCTTGCTCAATGATCGTTCTGGCTGCGACCGCTTCGTAACGCGGAAGAGTCAAATACGCACCGACTTTTACGGTCAATGCTTTCTTGGCGGCTGCCGCTGGCTTCACGCCCTCTAAATTCAATGAGCATGGATGAGCCGCCGTGTCTGTGTTTGGC